TTCATCTGATAATGATAGTAAATCTAATAACGATAAAAATATTAAGATTTTAAAATTAAATATTTCAAATGAAGAAGAACCTGGAAGAAATAATGAATTTTATTTAGAAGAACCAGTTGATTTAAACAGTGATTTTGAACCAAACGATGATTTGTCTGAAATTGGTAATGATTATGTAGATGAGGTTTTAGACCTTAAGTATAATGAAAATTCTAAAGAAGATATACATTTAGAAGAACAGAAAGATGAATCAATAGTTTTCACATCAGATTTAAAGACAATATCTATTAATTTAGGCGAGGAAAATACTGTAAATGAAGGAGTTGTTGATTATAAAAAGCTTCAATTGCCAAAGCTAAGAAGTGTTGTTGTTGAAAAAGGTCTTGCTTCAAACACAGATGTAGCAAGATTAAAGAAGACTGAATTATTTAAATTACTTGGCGTAGAATAAGTTTTAGAAAATTTATTATAAATATAAAATATATAATATGAGTTGGGCAACTTGTTATAGCGGTTCTAATAATATTAATTTTAATTTTCCACCAATTATGGCTGATGGTAGAAATTATGCTTCATGGCAACCTGATGCTGTAATTAATGAAAGAATTCAGCTAAAAGAAGGAATTAAAACTAATTGGGGATATCGTAAATTTCTGCAACATAATGGTTTACAAATAATGAACTTTAATACTCAAGAGGCTTGTTATGACCTAGGTCTAGATCCTCATTATTATACAGATAAAACACCATCGAGTAACGTTCCTTATACTTTTAAAGGTACTTTTGATTCAACTAGACCTGGTTTTGGTTATTGTAATTCCGACCTTAAAAATCCATATTTATCAAGAGAACAATTAAACGCAAGATTAGTATCACCAGCCATTAATCCTGCTAATTTTCAAAAGTAAATAATAAAATATATTATTTTATAACATAATAAATAACTTTTAATAAAAATATATATTATGAAAATTTTATCAATTGATGTTGGCATTAAAAATTTAGCATTTTGTCTTTTTGATAAATCACCAACTGCTCACCAATTTAAGGTAACAAAATGGGATATAATTAATTTATCTGAAGAGCAAACATTAAAATGTGGTTTTGTAGAAAAAAATATTTTATGTAATAAACCAGCAAAATTTAAAAAGGAAGACAAATGTTATTGTGCCAAACATTCAAAAAAACAAAAATATCAAATACCTACAAGTGAACAAAAACCTTCATTTATAAATAAACAAAAAATAGCTACTTTATATGATATAGCAGATAATCATAACCTTAAATATGATACTAAAATAAAGAAAACAGATTTAGTAAAAATGATTAATGAACATATACAAAGTATTTATTTTGAAACAATTGAAAGTAAAAAAGCAAATGAAGTAGACTTATTTAACATAGGTATAAATATTAAAAATAAATTTAATGAAATTTTTTCTGATGAAGGTAAAATAGATTATGTAATTATAGAGAATCAGATTGGACCATTAGCAATCAGAATGAAAACTATACAGGGAATGATTGTACAATACTTTATTATGTCCAATCTTAATGTCGAATATATTGAATTTATATCTTCATCAAATAAACTTAAGGATTGTGATATAAAAGATAAAGAAAAATACAGCGATAGAAAAAAGTTAGGAATTGCTAAATGTTTAGGAATTTTAACAAATGATTTTAGATTTAATGAACATATTGAATACTTTAATGGTCACAAAAAAAAGGATGATTTATCAGATTCGTTTCTACAAGGATTATGGTTTATAAACAATAAAAAACTTTAAAATTTATTTTAATTTTTATTTTAATTTTTATTTAATTTAAAATAAATAATTTACAATTCGTATTACTTAAAATTAAATGTTCTATTTAATCAATAAACATGGCTGATTTAATGGAAATTACAGAACTTGATTTGAACGATAGTGGATTTGGTAATACTAGAACAACTAATTTTGGCGGAGGATTAGAGCTTTTAATGAATGACAAGGTTAGAGAAAACAGTCGTCCCACAAGTGACATAGATTTAGAAGATTTAAATAAATTAGAAAATGAACTTAATGACTTAGCTGAAGACACTTTTTCAAGTAGTTTTGCTGGCAAATCAGATTTCTTTGATAAACCTAGTGTAAAATTTGATGACCAACCATCTATTCATATTAATGGTTTTGGTAATGATAATGGATTAGGTAAAGCTACTTTTGAAACTGAAAATGATAATAAGACTTGGGATGGTTATGGAAAGTTTAATAATATTCCTCTAAATCCAGATAAGGCTGTACCTATGGAACCTAAAATGTCAAAAGAAGAATTACTTAGAGAGAAATTTAAAATTTTAAGAAAACTTGAATCTCTTGAAAAGAAAGGAATTGAATTGACAAAGAAATATTCTATGGAATCATCTTTACAGGAAATGCAAGGTGAATATGAAACTATTATGGAAGAAAAAGCAAAGCAAAATTCAGTAAAATTTCAAGGTAATATGCTAATGGCAATGATAAATGGTATAGAGTTTCTTAACAGTAAGTTTGACCCTTTTGATATTAAATTAGATGGTTGGTCTGACCAAATACAAGAAAATATTACAGATTACGATGAAATTTTTAGTGAATTGCATGAAAAATATAAGAGTAAGGCATCTATGGCACCTGAATTAAAACTCCTTTTTCAATTAGGAGGAAGCGCTATGATGGTACATATGACCAATACTATGTTTAAATCCGCTATGCCTGGTATGGATGATATATTGCGTCAAAATCCAGACTTAATGCGTTCATTCCAAAATGCTGCTGTCAACTCTATGGCCAGTTCTAATCCTGGATTTTCTGGTTTTATGAGCAATATGATGAATCCTGAGCCACCAAGAGGTATGGGACCACCTCCACCATTAGCTACTCAAGGACCTAACTCTATACCACCTCCTATGGGAAGACCTGGAAATAATAATTTTGCTAGAGCTGACCTTAATTTAAGTAAGAGTAATTTTGAAGACGGAATTAGTCTTAGAGAGAATTTTGAAAGACCTGATTTTCAAGACAGAACTAGTAAGAGACAAAATGTACCTCGTCCTGAGATGAAGGGACCTAGTGATATTTCAGATATTCTCTCCGGATTAAAAACCAAAACAATTAACATTCAACAACCAAATACACCACCAAGTATGAATCCTAACGATAGTAGTACTATTAGTATTAATGATTTAAAAGAACTTCAATCTGAAGGAAATATGCCAAAACGTAGCGGACGTAGAAAGAAGTCAGCTAGTAATACTGTAAGCTTAGACATATAAAAATTAAGCAGTTGTTTCATATTTCATTCAAAAAGAATTGGAGTTTTAAATATATGGTATATACTTATTACTATATATTTATTTAACTGTGACAACTTTAGCTAAATTTTTTGGTTTATCTAGATTTATTCTTTTTTTACTGATAAATAATATGCTAATAATTGAATAGGGATTATACCAAGTAAAGAATAATATGAATTATTTTTAGGAATTAATATATATTCGCTCGAAACATCATTACATATTGATACATTATTTGTAATAATAATTACAGGAGAATTCCTAGATATAACTTCTTGATAACAGTTTATTGTTTTTGTATAGTGATTCTGGTCTAAATTAAAAATAATTACTGGGAAATCTTTATCTAATAAAGCAAATGGTCCGTGTTTTAATGAACTAGATGAATATCCTTCAGAATGTACATATGATATTTCTTTTATTTTCAATGAACCTTCTTTTGCTATATATTCATCGGTTCCTTTACCTAATAAAAACATATTTTTTGCTGTTAAATTAGCCGCTATTTCTTTTATTTTATCATTACATATATCTAGAGTCATTTTTATGTCATTTGATAAATTATGTAAATCACCAATAATTTTTGTCTGTTTTTGTTTATTTATTTTTTGTAAACTAGAGAACCATAATGCTGCCATAGATAAACATACTACTTGACTTGTAAATGCTTTAGTTGAAGCAACACCTACCTCTTTTCCAGCATTACAATAAATACCACAATCGACTTCTCTAGCAATTAATGAATCAACCACATTTATTATACCTATAGTTATTATATTATTTTTTTTCGCTATATCAATACATCTATGTAGGTCTTTTGTTTCTCCTGATTGTGATATTAGTATAAATGCTGTTTGGCCTATTTTTGGTATATCTACCTCATCAAATTCAGCACCATCAAATGTTTGAACAGTATTAAATTTACATAAGTATTTGAAATAGTGCGCACCATATAATCCAGCAAAATAGGATGTACCGCATCCCAAAAGTATTATATTATCAATATTTTTTAATAATTCTGACCTCTGTTCTAAACCACCTAATTTAACTTCAGAATCATTTTTAATTCTGCCACCTTTATTTATTGAATTTAATACGACATCTGGTTGTTGATATATTTCTTTTAATGTCCAATGACAAAATGGATATGGTGTTGATTCATAATCTAATGTATTTACATTTTTCTTTTTATATGTTTGTTTTGTTTGTATATGTAATTCTTTTTCATTTCTTGTTATTATACATATATCATCATTATGTAATGTTATATAATTAGAAATCATACCACAAAACGCACTTTGTTCTGATGTTATTATTATTTTATCTTCGTTTTGACCAACTAATATTGGTGACCCATTTCTTACACAATATAATACATTTGGTTCAAATACCGATTGTATTATTAAACCATATGTTCCAGTTATTGTCTCAATCGTTTTTTTAATTGATTCATAAATATTATTATTTATTTTATAGTTAAAATCTATTAAATTAACTATTACTTCTGTATCGGTTTGAGATTTAAATTCATAACCATTTGAAATCAAATATTTTTTTAATTCTATATAGTTTTCTATAATTCCATTATGAACAATAGAAAAATTTCCAGAATTAGATAAATGTGGATGAGCATTAGTGTCGTTCTTAACACCGTGTGTAGCCCATCTATTGTGACCAAAACCTATATACATTTTATCACTTGATTGTAGTTTTAATTCTGATAATCTATCTATTGCGTCTAAATCATTTGTAGAAGCGAATTTATAAATGTCAAATATTCCGTCATTTATAGCACACAATCCTACTGAATCATAACCTCTATTTTGAAGTTTAATTAGTCCATCAATAATTAATTTATATAAATTATCATTTTCTAATAATACTAAACCAAAAATTCCACACATTTGAATTATTTAAATATAATTATTTTATTATTTTATCTACTTTATAATCATTATATAAAATATATGAATTTAATATAAGATTATCTATTCTTTTTGGAATCCAATTAGGAATAGTTATAGTAATATTATTTTTATTTTTATTTTTCACTATCGTTTTTTCAAATAATTCACAATTATAACAATTGTTAGTTAATTTTCCATAACTTTGTTTTTTTGTATCATAGTCCCTATAACATATATAAGTTCTATCGTTTTTTTTTTTTTGTTTTTTAGGTTCTTT